TCATCATCAATATCTGGTAACAAAGTTGTCAATTCTTTTTTTATTTCAGTTACTTCACCAGAAACATATTCATGTAAATTATTTGTATTAGAAACATTATTAATATAATTTTTCAATACACGTTTCTGTCTTTCATTTAAAGTAGAATACTTTTTATTAAATTTTTCTATCATTAGAGTATATGCTAACAGACGAACATCTTTATCCTCACCAATTACACCAGTTGCAGTTTCTTTTTTAACAACTTTACTTGAGGATATACATTCTACTAGATAAGAATGAACATCTACATACTCATTTGGTACAAGAGTTTTATCTGTTGCTTCATGTTCAAACAATTTATAAATTGAAGCTAATCTTTTATAATTTGGAATACGAGTTGCAAACAATTCATTAACATCATAATTGTTTTTAATCTCTTTAATTAAATTATATTTTTCTCGTCTTAATATAGAATTTGCTAGCTTCTGACGAGACTTCACAACTGCCTCTACTAACTTAGTAGCTTTCTCTGTTGTGTTATATGTTTCATTTGTTAGAATATTATATAATTCTAATTCTTTACCAAGTTCTTTATCTTTATTAAAAAACTCTTTAATGACATTAACAGCATTAGAATTTCTATTACTAATAATGTCCGCTGTTACTTGACGGGTCAATACTTCAAATAATACACCCGTATTTTTAAGCTTCGCGTGCCTAACTTTTTTTGACATGAATCACTCCAATGTATTTACGTTATATATAAATATAAAACTTACAAAAAAACTTGTAAATGTTATTATTTATCTACTTCATCCTTATATTCTTTTTCAATCTCTTCGGATTCATTAATCAATTTGTAATCATTATTATTAATTAAGTTATTTTTTAATTTTTCAACGTGTGCTAACGCTAATTTTTTACCATATTTAAGGTTTGCAGAGCCATCTTTCCTCATTTTATGTGCTCCAAGTGGGTCTCTACCTCTCGCTCCACTNTCTTTTCCGTATTTTCCACCCTCTTTTGGTCTACCAGCNCCATCAAATCCACCTTCTGGAGCTCCACCTTTGTCATCTAACTCATGTCCAGTCCTACCAGATGCCATATCTGAAGGTGTTCCTTGTGCTTCACCACTCGCTGCAGGGTCATTTCCTTCATCCTCTATCTGTGTGCGACGGAATCTTTGTTTAGTATCCCATATAATTTTATTTCTTTGGTCTTTTATTTCTTCACTTGAGAAATTAAATACATTTCTATATACCCAATCTGTAGAAAGAATTCCTTCTTGCATTATTTGTGAAGCAAGTGTTGCTTTCTCATTCCAAAGATTAACTTTTTCAGTTTCATAAATCGTAGATGGGTTTGTAAGTGTTAAATCAAAATTAACCAATTCTTCATCTGTAAACCCTTGTGCGTATAAATGAACTATAGCTATCTTAGTTAATTCACTAACAGTAATTCTCTGTATTCTTTCGATAGTTCTCGCAAATCTTACATCTTGTGCCGCTAATGATGCTCTCTCACCAACACCTTCTTCAAATCCTAAGAAAGTTCTTGGTACTCTAAGAGAAGCTACTAATTTATTTTTTAAATAATCAATATCATCAATGGCTTCATAAGTTAATCCAGGTGTAGTTTCAATTCTCGTTCCACTATCACCACCACGAACTGGTAAGAAGAAATCTTCAGTAATATTCTGCATATTATATTTTAAATTATAATCACCTGTAGATTCATCTACTACAGGAGCTTTTTTCATTTTATTAATTATCTGTTGCATATATTGGTCTACTTCCGCTGGTGGAATGTTTCCAATATCAATTTGAAATATTCTTTTTTCTGGAGCTCTCATAATTCTATGAATCAACATAGCATCTTCCATAAGAGATAATTGTTTCCAAGTCTTTCTACCACCTTCAATCATAGACTTACCATAAGGAAGATAATTTGAATCAGAAAGTAATCTAAAGTGTGCTACCTCAAAATTCTCATATTCTTTTTTCTGTCCAGAGTGTCGAGCCATTTGTCCTGAAGAACTCATTGTTTCTAACATAAATTTAACATATTCTGGATTTTCTTCATCTAATCCTTCTATTCGAGAAGTATCATAAACTGACAATGGTGTAACGTGATGAATACCATATTTAGGATGTATATCTAAATGTAAGAAAAAATCTCCATACTTACACATATTTCTAATCCACGACCATAAATTAAATTCAATATTTAACACATCATAAAATAAATTAGTTAATATTTGTTTTATATTATCGTTATCTGTATGTATAGCTAAAACTTCACCATATTCAGATTTCATTGTTGATTCATCAGCGTAAACATCAAGAGCAGATGCTATAATTGAATCTGCGTCCATTGTTTCATAATCTTTAAACAACCCAAGTCTGGTGGCTTTCGCCATATCAGCATCACCATATCCACCATAGGTGTTAGCCCCATGTAATCGTGTATACCTATCAACTAACGAATGTTTAGCTATATGTTGTGAATTAGTAGTATCAACTACTTTTAATTTACGACCACCTATATTTCGAACTACCACGTTCGATGAAAATAGTCTTTTTAATCTTCCAAATAATGTTGTATCTGCCATTATATCCTCTACTTAATTAACCAGGTTAAATCTTCTTTTTTGTCACCTACATCCCATTCCCAACTATCATTCTTATTATTTGGGGTGTAGATAGCTTGTGAATTTATTCCACTAATTGTTTTTTTAGCTAATTCTATACCTTCCGCTCTTAATCTTAATGCGGTTTCTCGAATCCATAAAGCTGTACCAAAAGAAATAACAAGGTCATCATTATATCCTGTTAACGCTTCAGCTCTCTGTCCGTTATATATAAATACAAACAACTCATCAATTAAACGAGTAGAATATACTTTTACTAGCTTTTCTCTAAAAAATTCTTCTAATTTTGATACCACAAGAGGTCTTGTTTTCGCTGACATTGTAAATCCTGGTATCATTTTCTTTTCATCTCTATAAATCTTGTTACTAACTTGTTTAAGAGTATCAACATACAATAAATCCTTTGACATATAGAATAAATTATCATAATCCCTATCTATTGCTTGTTGTATAGTAGCCCAACCAATATTATTATTCTCAATTACAAGTAATGCATTATTATATTCAGTAGCGACATTAACTAAAAGATTACCATAATCTCTTGTAGACATTCTACCTTTATATTCTGCTACTTGTTTACAATCATCTATATCTAATACATGAAATGCTGAATAATCAGTTGAATCTCCACGTGCTACGTCCGCTACTAATACATAATCTCTTGTATAATTTGGTTGTTCCCATATCCAAAGATTACTATCTATTCCTCTCTTTTCCATTGGTTCAATACACATAGTTTGTTTATATTCTTCTAATATACGACCATCTACTACAGATTGTCCTGAAGTAATAAAATCACAATCACATTCTTGAGCTGCTCCAGATGGACCTAATAATTTATCCTGAGACTTTCTCCATTCTTTATTTCTATCTGGATGTACTGTCCAATGTAACTTTATCGTGTTCCAACTATTCAATCCATCTTCTGCATCAGTCCAAGTTCTATGAAACCAATTACCAACACCATTTGGTGTAGAAAGTGCAATACATCGTCCACCTAACGCCAATGTTTGAGATGCAGCTGTCCAAATTGTATCAATCTTATTAATAAAAGCTGCCTCATCAAGTATCAACAATGACAATGCCTCTGAACGACCAGCTTCGTCTGAACTTGCTACTGCTTTTATCTGAGAACCATTCTTATATCTTAACGATAACTTATTATCCTCAATACAAGTCTGTTTCAACCAAGTAGGTAAATTAGCATGCATCACACGAACCTTTGTTACCAAGTTTTTTGCTACCTCTTGTTTAGTAGCGATTACCAAGATATTTTTATCTTGATAAAAGGTCATAAACCATAATGCATAACCTGCTGTCAATGTACTAATACCTAGCTGTCGAGCTTTCAATATTACATTATAATCATTTTCTACAAATTGTTGTACAGTCTTTTCTTGAAAATCGAAAAGGTCAAATAACATCTTGCCTTTTTGTGGATGTTGTATATAACAATACTTTCTCATAAAATATACTGGATCTTGAGCACATTTCATGAACTCGGTACGAATTGCTTGTTTTAATTCTTTTTTATTATCTGACATTACAGTATTGAGGTTATTTGATTAATGACAGATGTGATAGCATAGGATAATACTGCCCCATATCCAAAATATAACCATTTATTTTCATACCAACTTGGTTTTACTAATTTCGCTTTTTTTGTTAATAACTTAGTTTCTTCTTCTAAAATTTTTATTTTATTGTCTTGTTCAGAAATTGTTACACTATCCTGTGCAATATTTTCCTTATAAGTAAGTATCAACTCATTTTGTAGAATTACAATTTTATTTAAGGAATCAGATTTAATCTCTAATTCTTGTATATTAATTGCTATATTCTTTGCTTCTTCTTCACTTAGTGTTACTTGACTGAGTAATGTTGATACAAAAAAGACTAATACTAACCATCTCATTATTTCTTAGCGAACTTTCTTAAAAAATCTTCTGCATCTTTAGAGTTAGCAATCTTTTTTCGTTTAGAACTTGTCTTTTTAACTTCATTAATTTCTTCCTCTATTGATTTAGCTTTTTTCTTAATAGCTGTTGCTTCCTTTTTGGATTTAGCTATCTTTTTAGTAACAACTTTTTTCTTCTTAGCGGTTGTTTTTAACTTTTTATCAATTGCTTTTACTTTACGTTTTTTAGCAGAACTCGCTTTACCACTTAAACCCAAGATACCTAATATCATACCTATGAGTTTTACCAAACCTTTCATACTTACACCGCCTTTTTAATTTTAGCAATATATCGAGTAACTTCACCCTTATCTAATCCGAGAGCGTCAATTATACGAGCTAATGCCGCTATTTGTCTCCTACGATTTAACTTAGCGTCTTTTATCGCCCCTACCGCTCTATCCAAAAAACGTTCTATATTAGCTGGTAATTTAGTGTCCAATTTTTCTATATCACTTTTTTCAGCTTCTTTCATTGAAACTATTTCTTGACGAATTAAGTCTTTAAGTTCCTCTAAATGCATTATAATTCTCCAAATTATTGTAATTTTATATAAATATCAATTAAATAGATTCTTCCAGTTTTTGTAAATGTTCTTCCGCTTCTTTAACTAGATTAGCCATTGCTTCCGTATCTCCCTTCCACTTTTCACTATCTACTGAATACCCATCTGGTCTAACTTGTTCAAAAAATTCTACATAATCTTTAGAATTTTTCCATTCCTCTATTGATTGTTTTAAATCTTTTATATAAGCTAACTTATTCTGTCTAACAGTTTCTTTCACATGCTCTTGTTGTTTACCAGCGATAGCTATTTTATTATCTTCTTCTACCTTACAATCTAAACATTTATTAAATTTACGATAATACTCACTATCAATTCGTTTCTTCATTATTCTATCACATTCTGGACAGAACCAAGGTGTTCGAGCTTCTTTTAAAACTTCAGATATTTCATTCTGTTGTTCTCGCTCTTCCCTTTCCTTTTCTTTAATCTTCTCAGAAAACTCCTTATCTACACCACCTACGAAAATCTTCTTTTCAGGGGTTTCTCCCCTCAAAATTGATTTAAGAGCTTTATTTTGTCTTTCCGTTTCTCTACTATAACCCATTTTTTCTCCTAACCAAATTTCAAACTACCAATTATTTGATTAATTGGTGCAAATGCTCCTGTAAATTTATAAATATTTCCTTTATACTTAAACACTATTCCTTCACTTGGAACAACTGCGTCTAATCCACCAATTTCTTTTAGTTTTTCTATTTGTATTTTTAAATTCTTTAATTTATCTATATTACGTTTACTCTGTAATTCTTTCATTGACTTAATAACATCTTTTCTAATCTTCGAAACAGTTTTATCAGGTGATACTGCTAAGAATCCACTAATGTTTTTCAATATCTCTGAACCGACCTCAAAAAATAAAACTTCAAAAGGTTTAATATTTTCCTTTGATATTTTTGTATGATTTTCTTTATCTGTAGATAATACCCAATCTAACCATTTAGGATCAGATTTAAAATCTTTTTTCATTTGAGATATCTTATATGTCTTATCAAAAAACGCCCATCTATTTACTAAACCTACTAAATGATTATTTTTTAAATTAAAATCAAATTGTTTAGACGCATTAAAAATATATTCTTCCCAATACGCTCTATGATACTCTCCTAAAGTATCTGTACTTCGTAACGCATACTGTTTTTGTAATGTATTTAACTTCTTTAAATACTTAGCTTTCTTTTTACTAAAGTCTTGAGATTTTGGAACTGTTAAAAAATTAGGTTTACCAATTTTAAACATCTTCTGTATATGATTGTTTGTTTGTTTAATCATTCCTGCCAACATACGAGCTGAATCTCTTGGTTGTCCAATTGGTCTACCACTTTTATTATACTCTACTGTACCATGAAACACTATTTCAGATATATCATAATCAATAATATTAGCAGTTTGTGGAAAAATAATCTCTAAATTCATCCATTTACTACCATTACCAAATATCTTTTCTTTTTGAGGATCTGTTAATCTACCTATCGCCTTTTCTAAATCCGTCATAGCTCCAATGAATGCCTTTGCTATATTCCCTCTACCAGAAAAAATACTCTTAACTCCTTTTATCGTAGGAGCAGCTTTACCGTGATTTTTCAAATGACCTTTATTACGAGCCGCTCTTAATTCTCCATCTACCCAACTTACCATTAAGTTTTGTCCATCAAGTTTCTCTGTAACATTATCTTCTCTATCTAACTTTCCACCTAACCCATCTATAATTATGTTTCTCAAATCCCCAAACGTTAAATTATTATCATCAAACGGATGTGCCATATGTCCATAAGCTCCACCTTCTACTAATAACTCAATTTCTTTTTCTAAATTAAGAACTTCCTTTACATTTTTACGAGATTTTTTATGTGGTATAACTATTGTTTGTTTAACTCCCTTTTTTCTCATATCCAACTTAGCATCAATTGCAGTAAGTGAATCACCTTGTTTATCTTCCTTTGATGTAAGTGCTAAATTTTTCTTTCTATCTGTATTTTGATTCTTCCCATCTACTCCAAAACCTACTGGTACTTCCACATCAACTCCTGTAGTCTCTTTACCATCTTTAGTAAATCCTAACCAATCTAAAACTTCAAATCCTAATCCATCTATCACATATGAAATATGATTCTTATATGCTTTAATTGGATCCTTTTCTCCAAATCTTTCACCATACGCTCCTGTACCTCTTTTTCCATAAGCAACAGCTGGTACGGTATCAGTCTTTGATGTGTAATCAAATCCTGGGTCAATAGCTTTATCTCCTATCATATAACTTACTACTTCCCATCCCATATCACTATAAAGTTCATCAACCCACTTATTAACTATAACTTTATAATCACCAAAACTATTATAAAAAGTTGGAGGTCCATCATCAATACCAAATGCTGTAGTGGTAGATGCTTCGTTTAAAAGATTTGGAATAGTGTCAGGGTTATTAATTAAAAAATCATCTATTGATTCAAATAACTTTTTAAACTTATTAGTCATCATATTATAAACACCTTGATCAAAGTAACCAAAGAATTTTTTAAATCTCCGTTTTCTATCATCTTCGTATTCTGGTGACCCAAGTAATTGTCTCATAGAAGTTCCACTAACTTCCATACCTGCGGCCTTCATTGCAACGTGTGGTGCTGTGAGAATATATCCACGTTCTTTAAATCCCACCATACTATCCTTATTCTTTTTATAATCATCAAAGTATGCACCAGATTTTAATCTACCAGCATCTTTTTTTCCAACAACATAAATTACTGCAGTTGTATCTTTATCATATCCCGTTAATGCGTCCTTTACACCATATAAATTTTTCTCTTGACTAATCTCACTTTTTGGAATACCCATTTTTACCATATGTCTAACTTTTTCTTTAAAGTTCATTGGGTGTCTTGGTAAGGATTTAAGATTAGATGTAACTATATAAACATCATCAACTTGTGTCTTTAACCAATCATAAGTTTTTTTATGATGAGGACCGAATGGTTGAAATCTACCTGGATATATACCAACAACTTTTTTGATTGTGGGTGATTTTTTTTGAAGAGCTTTACTTACCTTACGACCAGCCCCTTTTGGAAAAATTTCACTAACTTTTTCATAACCACTCATTCTATCAGTTTTATTTTTCTTTACTTTTTTAGAATCTGGTGAACCATTAATAATACCACCACCAGCATCTAATCCAATAGACTCGTTTTTCTTTAATATCTGTTGTTTCCTAATCCAATTTTTAGCAATTTGACTTTTAATTGGTTTATTCATAAATACATTAATATATTTTCTTGTTAAACTACCAAATTTTTTCTCAATTTGTTTATCATTTAATGTTTCATTATTTTTAATTTCAATAAAATTGTTTTTAAATAATGATTTAAATGCTCCACGATTTTTCTGAACATCTTGCCATGATTTCTTTAACAAATTTGGTGGTAAAATTCTATCTCGTTCTTGATTTCTTTTTTGTGCCACCTCTAATGAAGTATCAACAAAAATCATATAAGTATCATAACCAAGTTTTTCTAATTCTACTTTATCACTTTTAACATTTTTCCACTTATGACCTGTACCATCAATAATCATTCCAAGTCTACCTTTTTTATATAATTTCTTTCGTTGTTTAGTTAGACTTTTCGAAAAATCTCGTAAACCACTATAATCTTTATCTGTAGGGTCTGTAAGTTGTTTGAATAAATCATCAGGCATTTTATCTAAGTCTGTACCGAATCCGTATTTTTTTAACAAATGTTTTAACTCTTTATCCGAGTTAACCATTTTCATACCACTCATACTAATATTCACACTATCGGGCATACCAAATAGTTGTCTACTAACAAATGTCTTACCACTTCCTGGACCACCTGCTAAGAATACTGCTTTAAAGATACCTTTATCCTCAACACCTTCTTTTAATTGTTCTGATTTATTATTGAAATCAAGATTGGAATCTTTTGTCATTCTAAATTTTAAGGCTGGTCTACCATTGATTAGTAAATCACCTTTTTCATTCCAGTCTATTTTTTTAACTACAACCTTTTTATTTTTAAACTTACCCATCTTAACAGTATCACCAACATTAATAGGTAAATTTACATCCTCATTTAAATCTTCAATAAAGGGTTTAGTTAACCATTCTGTTAATTTGTTCATTATTTAAGACCAAATGCTGCACGTTTCTTTAATGACTTTAATCGTTTCCGTAATATCATACCCATTTTACCACGCCTCTTTATAGCGGCCTTTTTCATAGCTTTTTTCTTTTTGATTTTCTCTTTGGCAGATTTTTGAACGCATTTGTTTAATGGTTTAACAAACTTTTTATTTTTAGGACAAATAACTTTCTTAAAAATCTTCTTACCTCTAATAACTCGTTTAAATTTAAGTTCTGATAAAAAAGCTTCCATCATAGTACTAAACTGTTTTGTATCAGCGATATCTTCCAAAGTTATATCTTCAAAAAATCCATTTTCATATGCTTCTTGAATAACTTCTTCTAATTCATTATAGGTTAACGTATTATTAAAAGCTTCTGGTGATTCTTTTATTGCTTGCTTTAATTCTTTTACACTTATTTTCATAATCGTGGTGTTCCTACTGCTTTCCATAATTTTAAAATTAGATTAATGAGTTGTTTTACATTCATCTTATTCATTTTTTCTTTACTTGAATCGTTTACCTTATCCCATACTTGTGCCATCATACCTGCTGTCGTAGCATCTATGAGAGTTCCACCAATTTTTGTATGTTGTTTGTTTTTTACAACATCAAGAACTTTTTTAATATTACCTTGTGGTTGTATCTCTTCACTTACAGAACAACAAGTTTTTTCTTCTTTACAATTATCACAACAATCTTTAGATTCTTTAATAGTATTTTTATTTGATTTTAAATACCTCGCTGCTAAATATTTTTCTCTACTATATTTAGCTTCTGACCATTTTTTCTGTAAACTTTGTGGTAATTCTTCTTCTTTTAATTTATTATTAATAAATGAAGTAACTCTACGAGCATCTACAGGACTTATCCTCTTATATCTAAATTCTTCGAGTGTTTTCATCCACTTCTTTACTTCTTTTACAGTAATCCTTTTACTAACACTTTCATTTATGGATTCATCTACTGGCATTTTTATGATTTGGTTCATAGATTTTTCCATATCTTTTACAATAGATACAAGTCCAGTTCGTTTATCAGTTACATATCTATCTGCCATTCCCCAATAATCTGATTTCATAAATGTTTCAATTTTTCTTATAGCACCCTTTGCAAAATTTAAAGATGTCTTAAAATCTTTTTTAACTTTTTCTCTCTTTGGATTTTTACCTTCAGTTACGGATTCTTTTTTAGAATAATCAGGATCTAACTTTCTCATCTTGATTAGAATATCACGGACTCTTTCTCTATCCAAAGTATCACCTTCGAATTCAGATGTTCCATACTTCTTGAGATAAACCGATAAGGCTTTGTTTATATCCCCAACCTTCAAATCCCTACCTTTCTTATCAGGATAAATACCTTTCTTTCCGTAGAAATCACCCATGTATTTGTAAAATGACATTAGATTTTCTTTTATTACAGTTTCATTTACTGATTCAAATTTCCATCCTTTTTGTTGTGCCATTTTATCTATTTTTTTCCAATCACTACCCATTGTGCGTTCCATTCGTTTCCAATCTCTTGGGTTAGTTATTGCCATCTGCTTAAAAAATCTCCACATACCTTCCCAATTAGGTTCAACATTAATAGTTCTAGCTTCATTTATGGATTCTTTTTTCAAACGACTTTTTTCTGCTCTACCTCTATTTTTTGATTCTGCTTCAAATCCCACTATCTTTCCACCTTTATGTGAAGCATCTTTACCATCTCCATTACCATAAGTACCTTTTTGACGATTATATTTGTTTAATTCTGCTCTATATTTCTTTGCTTTAGTAGATGAACCATATTTTTTGTATTCTGCCTTGTAATCTCGTTCTTCTTTTACATCTGGTGTTCCTGATAATGTATATCCTAATTGTTCACCATTTTCTTTTCTAGCTTTTTCAAATTTCTTTTTATCACTGCCTTTTAAATCTCCACCAAAACCTTCATCTGTAGATTCCTTCTTTGTTTTATCATACTTATCTTTAATCTTACCTATTTCAGCATGTGACGCTTTTCTTCCCGCAGCTTGGACAATTTTGGTCATTCCTTCTTTTCCGTATTTCTTCACTCCAGCACGGTACATAATACCACTTTCTTTTAAGGATTCTTGTTTAAGATAAGACTTAATTAATTTGATTAAATTTTCTTTTTTCACTTTATTCGGTAATCCCTTGTGTTTTGTTTTAGCGAAATCTTTTGTATCTTTCTTCTTCATAGATTTAGCGGCATCTTTTACATCTTTAGATACCTCTGAACCTTTTAGTTCACCTTTATTAAAGGCGTGAACCATACCCATAAATCTTTGTTGAGCTTTAGACTTAGCAGGCATTATATCTTCATATATTTTGAAAAAGCTATTGCCCCATGAATATATCCTAACATCTCTTTTTTATCTACTCCCTTAAAATGTGGACTTTTCATAACAACATTATAAATAGCTTTAGGATTTTTGTTCTTATGTTTCATCACTAACCCCTGTAATATATCTGCCTGGTCTTTCGATAAAACACCCATTCCACCTTCATTTACGGATTCTTTTTTAAAAAATCTTTTTAATTCATTCGTACTATATTTTTTTCGAAGATCCATCCAAACCCTAT